TAGAAGAACTAAAACTTTTTCAGGAAATATAGATCCTAAAGAATTAAACAAAGCGTCTAGATTTTTTTATAAAATAGGAGAAATAAGTTCGCCGTATTATGAAGATTTACAAAATTTAGAAAAAAGAAAAGTTAGCACTAATGTTAGAAGAGGAGCAACACCTGGAAAATTTAGTGTCAATACTATATTTACTCCACTTAAAAAATCTGCACAAAATAAAATTTTAAAACAATTTCCTGATGCAGATTTTACACTATATAAATATGGATTTAATCAAGCAGTAGACCCACAAAAATTTAATGCTGTTGGTGACTTTATTGAACGGGGCTATAAACCACCTTTCCACAACGTTAAAAATTTACCTAAAAAAACACAGGATATAATTGTTGAAGCTTTTGGTAAAGAAGCTGATGAAGCAGGCACGCCATTAAGGTTTGGTCCGGGCAGAAAGTTTGGAGTAGGTCCAAAAGAAAATGCTGTTTTAAATCAACGAATTGGTAATTTTATTAGAGATACTGGAAAAAACTATCCGTTTGCATTTAACTTTGAAAAATCTGAAAATTGGATAATTGCTCAAATGGCAAGAGCAGCTAAAACTAATTCTGCCGTTTATAAAGTTCTTACAAATGATGCAGGTAAAATAATTGGTGCTTCTGAAAATGGTGTAAAATATTATCACGCTAATTCTAAAATTGGCAATCTTATTACTAATCACCCTGAAGCTAAAAAAATTTCTAAGTTTGTTGAAGTTGCACGAAACGCAAAAGCTAGTATTCCACAGGCTCTTGCAAAAGCATTTCCAAAAGGTTTTGATAGAACTTTATTAAGAAACGATAGGGCTTATACAGATTTATTACAATGGTTAGATAATTCTCAAGGAAGAAGAGTGGTTAAAAATGCTATTGAAATTCACCATGCTGGAGCAGGTGGAGTAGGCGGTAATCCAGCTTTAGCAAAAGATTTACAGTTATTAACAAGACAAGATAATATAACTGCTAATACAATTAAAAATCAAATTTTAAAAAATGATTTTTCTAGAGTTCAAGAATTAAAAGATAAAGGCATTAGATTAAATGTTGGTGGTAAAGAATATGGAGCTGGTTTTGAAACTGCAGAAAAAGGTTTAAAAAGAATTGAAACACAAGCTGCTACACAATTAGCAGAAAGATTAAAAACTGATCCAAAATTATCTGGTTTTTCTAAATTTTTACAACAAGATGTTATTGGTTTTGGAACAGCTGTAAAAGAAAATGCATTAGCAGGCGGTGAAGTTTGTAGAATTGTTCAGAAAAAACAATCTGGTGGACCAGTAGTAAGTTGTGTAGATGCGGTTAATGATGCACTTGAAAAAAATCCAAAAAAATTAGCACAAGATATTAATAAGTCTAATGCAGGTGGTGCATTTAATAAAATTAAAAACTCAAGTACAAAATTTTTAACAGCACTAAAAAATAATCCAAACCTACTTAAAAGCAGATTTGGTGCTCTTGCTGCTTTAGGTGTTGGTACCGTAGCCGCGGGTGTTGGAGCCGGTGCCTTAGTAAAACAATTTAGAAACGATGATCCTAACACATATTTAACTAACGATAGTCAAATGGAAGGAATGATAATTTCTGATGTAGAACAAAAAGGTAAAGAAGTTGATGACAATATTTTATTAGACAATCAATTTAAATTAGAATTAGCCGGAGCAGCAGGATTAACTGCACCGATTGCTGGGCAAGTTTATAGAACATCTAGAGCCAGTACACCTCCATTATTAGAATCGCCTTTAGAGTTTGATAATGAAATAAAAACTTTAAAAAGAACAATAAGACAAATAACTCATCCTGGTGGCAAAAAAGCCAAAAGAATTTCTGAAGCTGGTCAACAAGTTGTAAGAGATGCTAAAATTAGAATTAGTCGGATACAAAATGCTCTTGAAACAGCAAAAATTGGCAAAGAAGGAAGAGGAGTATTTAGATCTGCTTTTGGTTTAGAAAAAGGTGTTCTTGGAAAAGGTTTATGGGCACTTGGTGCACCAATAATACAGGTACCATCTACTATTGGTTATATCGCACAAGATATTAGAGCAGGCAAGGATGCAGGAGAAATTGCAACTAACCCGTTAAATTATTTGGGTGCAGCATTTATGAATCCTTCAGTAAAAGCTTTAACAAAAGCTGGGGCTTCAAGAGGATTACTAGGAATAGCGTCATTAGGTTTAGCAGGAACAGCACTTGGTGCTGTTGCATTACCTGCAATATCAATTGGTGCTGGATTAGCAACACTTGGAACATTGGGTTATCAAGGTTACAAATTATTTAGTGGTATGAACAAAACAAGCGCTAAGGATGATTTTTTTAAGTAATGAAAAATAAAACTCTTGTTGCAAATATGCAACACGTTAAATGGAAGGAAATCCCACCTTTGAGAGGACCTAATTCTCAAGGGTTGAATGTTCCCATAAAACAAGCTACAATAGTCAAGAACTCGGAGAATATAAATGGCAAAAATAGACAAAGCCCTACCAAACGTAGAGACTGAAATTAAAATACCTGGAGAAGAAGAAATAGCAGTTGCTCAAGAAGAAACTGTTAACGAACAAGTTGGTCCAGAAGATGTACAAGTAACTACCGAAGAAGATGGTAGTGCAACAATTAATTTTGATCCTGAAGCAGTTAATCAACCAGGAACAGACGGCCATTTTGACAATTTAGCAGAATTATTACCAGAAGATGTTTTAGGAAAATTAGGTTCTGAACTTTCAGGAAATTATAATCAATATAAGTCTTCAAGAAAAGCATGGGAAGATAGTTATACAAAAGGTTTAGATTTATTGGGTTTTAAATATGAAAATCCAACACAACCATTTCAAGGAGCTTCAGGTGCAACACATCCAGTGTTAGCAGAAGCTGTTACACAATTTCAAGCACAAGCATACAAAGAATTATTACCTGCAACAGGTCCAGTGCATACACAAATAGTTGGATTAGCAGATAGAGCTCGAGAAGAGCAATCAAACAGAGTTAAAGAATTCATGAACTATCAGCTCATGGATGTGATGAAAGAGTACGAACCCGAGTTCGACCAAATGCTTTTTTATCTCCCTCTTAGTGGCTCTGCTTTTAAGAAAGTCTACTATGACGAACTCTTAGGCAGAGCTGTATCAAAATTTGTTCCAGCAGATGATTTAGTTGTGCCATACACTGCTACATCTTTAGAAGATGCAGAAGCAGTTGTGCATGTAATTAAAATGTCTGAGAATGATTTAAGAAAAAAACAAGTGTCAGGTTTTTATCAAGACATAGAATTGACACCTAGTTATAATCAAGAAACAGAAGTAGAAAAAAAAGAAAGAGAATTAGAAGGAGTTAAAAAAACTAGAGAAGAAGATATCTTTACAGTGTTAGAAATTCATACCGACTTAGATTTAGAAGGATTTGAAGACAAAGATTCACAAGGAGAACCAACTGGAATTAAACTTCCATACATTGTTTCTCTTGAATTAGGAAGTAGACAAGTATTATCAATTAGAAGAAACTATCAAGTAGATGATCCACAAAAACTTAAAATAGATTATTTTGTACATTTTAAATTTTTACCTGGGTTAGGTTTTTATGGTTTTGGTTTAATTCATATGATCGGTGGTTTATCAAGAACAGCAACCACTGCATTACGTCAGTTATTAGACGCAGGAACTTTAAGTAATTTACCGGCCGGATTTAAACAAAGAGGAATCCGTGTTAGAGATGAGGCACAAGCTATACAGCCTGGCGAATTCAGAGATGTAGATGCACCTGGAGGAAGTATCAAAGATGCATTTATGCCTTTACCATTTAAAGAACCTTCACCAACTTTATTACAGTTGATGGGTATAGTGGTACAGGCAGGGCAACGGTTTGCCGCCATAGCTGACATGCAGGTCGGTGACGGCAACCAACAAGCAGCTGTTGGTACGACTATAGCTCTTTTAGAACGTGGTTCGAGAGTCATGTCAGCCATACATAAAAGATTGTATGTGGCGATGAAAAGTGAATTTCAGTTATTAGCAGGAGTTTTTAAAACTTATTTACCCCAAGAGTACCCGTATGATGTAGTTGGAGGTCAAAGAAATATAAAACAAACAGATTTTGATGACAAAGTAGATATTATTCCTGTTGCAGACCCAAATATTTTTTCTCAATCACAAAGAATTAGTTTAGCGCAAACAGAATTACAACTTGCAATGTCAAATCCACAAATGCATAATCTTTATGAAGCGTTTCATGCAATGTATACAGCGATTGGTGTAAAAAATATTGATAAAATCTTGCCACCACCACAACAACCACAACCAATGGACCCTGCAAGTGAAAATATTCTTGCAATGAGTGGAAAACCGTTCCAAGCATTTAAAGGACAAGACCATCAAGCACACATTACGACTCATTTAAACTTTATGGCGACTAATATTGCTCGAAATAACCCGGTTGTGATGGCTACATTAGAAAAAAACATTTTTGAACACATTTCTTTGATGGCACAAGAGCAATTAGAGGTAGAATTTAGAGAAGAAATTGCAAAATTGATGCAAATGCAACAAATGATGCAACAAAATCCAATGTTACAGCAAGATCCACAAGTTCAACAACAAATGATGCAAATGTCAATGAGTTTAGAGTCTAGAAAAGCTAAATTAATTGCAGAAATGACCGAAGAATTTAAAAATGAAGAGAATAAAATTATGGGCGAGTTTAGTAATGACCCTGTTGCTAAATTAAAAGCAAGAGAACTAGATTTAAGAGCTATGAACGACAATGTTAAACGTGAACAAGACCAAGAAAAAATTAATTTAGATAGATCTAAACAATTAATGGGTCAACAACAGTTTGATGAAAAACTAGATCAAAATCAAGAGTTAGCTGAATTAAGGGCTGATACGTCTCTAACTAAACAAATGATGTCACAAGAGGCTAAAATGATGAATGACATGATGAAACAAGCAGATGTAAGGATCTTGAAAGGTCCAAAAAGATAGTATATAAACAAACAAGGAGAAAACTATGGGAAAAGGAAAAACATTCTTTACAAAACACAATCCAAATTACGTTGGAGAAGTTGTGTCTGATACACCAAAAGCAGATGCAAAAAATACTTTTTCAGTTACTGCGGATGGTTATGCAAAAGAAACAGAAGTTAAAATGCCTTTAGGTCAACCAACTGTAAACAAAGTTGGTGGACAAAAAAGAATGCTAGCTTCTAAAAAATCTACTGTTAAGTGGTACTAGTATGTGGTTGTCGGCAATTAAATTAGCCGTTTCTGCTGGAAGTAAAATTTATGCTAACAAGCAGAGAGCGAAAGTTGCAATGTCTGATGCACAGCTATTGCACGCCGAGCGACAAGCTCGTGGCGAAGAAGCTTACCAGGGTAAACTGTTAGAAGCGCGTCAAAACGATTACAAGGACGAATTTGTGCTTGTTATATTAAGCGCGCCGATTATTGTGCTCGCATGGGGGGTCTTCAGTGACGATCCGGTGGCCCTTGATAAGGTAAAAGTGTTCTTTGAACATTTTGCAGCACTACCGACATGGTTTTCGTCTTTATGGATACTTGTAGTTGGTAGTATTTTTGGTATAAAGGGTACACAAATTTTCAGAAATGGAAAAAAATAAGGAGTTAACATTATGAGACAAAACGGAGTAAGACCAGGCAGAACAAGATACGCTACTGGAGGAAGAGCTAAAATGAGAGGCGGCGGAATGTCTACAGCAAGAAAAGACATGATGTCAGGATATTATCCTTCAGACATGGGTATGGCTGGTGGAGCTATGTATAAAAAAGGTGGAAAAGTCGGTAAGAAAAAACAAGGCTACAAAGCTAGAAAAGATGAATCCATC